ACAAATCCAGTAGGATGTACGCTGTGGTAACCTACTTTTACTTTCTGCAAAGAAAGCCCAAAAGGTGTTTCAGAAACACCATGAGCCATTTTCTTAACCATGGCCTCTTCATCAGAAGCGTTAGGGTCTAAATATACAACTGAACCAGCATAAGCAACAACACCACCAATACCAGTACTTCCAAATGTATTATCTGATGCATAGCTGCAAAACTGGTCTTCTACAACTGGATGTCTAGGAATAAACATAATTTATATCTTCCTCCTTATTTCGTATTATTCATCAGAACTGGTTGTAAAAGCAGCAGCCATGGCTTTACCCAAATCAGCATATTTGCTTGCAACATCTTCTGAAGGTATAGTTTCAAAATTCATAGCGGATGCAATTGCATGACCCGGAGAGATTTCAGCTGGAGGTGTGACACCTTCTTCAACCTCAACCTCTGCTTCAGGTTCTACAGCAGACGCTTCTTCTTTATTATCTTCTACAACAGTTTCAGTAGTTTCAACTACTGCCTGAGATTCTGCAAGTTCTTTAGCAACTGCAGCACGGAGTTCTACACGATCTGCTTTGTAAGCAGCGAACTCTTCATCAGACATTTCTTTGACTTTTACGAACTGTGCATCTACATCGGTGGAAACTTTAACTTTAGCTTCCTCAAGCTCAGCCATTCTGGCTTCAGCTATTCTATCTTTCTTCATACTATCAATTTCTTCATTAACCTTGGCAAGTTCAGCCTCAAGACCTTCTGATTTCTTTTGAGCCGCCTCAAGCTCTGTAGAAAGGTCAGAAAGCTTTGTGTCTTTAGAAGCTAGTTCCTCTTCATAAGATGTTCTAGCATCATCAAACTGTGACTGAAGATCTTCTAAATTAGTAGTCAAGTTTTCAATAGCAGTAGCAGATTCAGTAAGTGCATCCTGCATAGCTTGTTTTTGAGAAGCTTCTTCTTTTTTAGAAAAAACTTGCTCTACAATATTAAGAATATCTTTTTCAAGATTAAGTTCAACATTTCCAATATCTTTACTCATAATTGTATTTCCTCCTATTAAAGTGTATGTGATCTTTAGATATGTTTGGCTACCAACCTGATTTTTTTAATCAAAACACCTTTACCAATTCAATCACATAGTGTTTAAAAAATTAATTATTATGGATAACTTTGTGCAGGAGCACCAGTTCCCCGTGTATTTAATGTGGTGATGTCAATTTCCTGCCCCAGCATAAACTGGACATTAAAATCTACATCAGCACCTACAGCTGAACCAACAACCAATTTAATAGTGTTAGCAGTTGTATCAACATCTAAATAATAGTCACCCGAAATATCTGAAGTAGGGGTGGCTACAACATTAGCATAAGAAGCCAAATCCATATCATAAAAGCTAACGCCTGATGCAACAGTAGCTTCAGTTGTACCAGAAACTACAGTAGCAGTACTGCACCACATAAATGGGATATTGTGATTATTACCCATATTTTTGAAAAGAGCGGCGCTCTTATCTGATGCAGACACTTTTAGCTGTTTTGGAGTGCTTCTCAAAGAGCCTGTCTGATATTGTCCTAATTGTGCCATATAATTTCCTCCTTATAAAGTTTAAATCCTCATAGACGCACGGTCTATAGCATTACGTAAACGTTTCAAATCACTATTACATTTAGCAACTTCATGTTTACTAACTATAAGAGAATCAACATGTTTATATGCTGTCTCTTCTATAAAGGAGAAAAATTTAGCCTGGTCAGGGCTTTCTTCCCCTCCAATACTTTTATCATCTAAATGATCTGTAACATCATAATCCTCTGTATTTTTAGAATATTCTATACTTTTAGAGGTTACATTAATAACCTCATCTTCAACACTTTCTTTTTCAGTCATATCTATTACAATATCAAAATCTTTTTCACTAGCCACTTCTACAATTACAGAATCTGGATTGGCAGGACTCTCTACAATACCTACCCCAGAAAAACAAATACCTCTTAAAACCCTAGCAAGGGTTCCAGAGGCAATCTCTTTTCCATCTTTTACAACTTTTGCTGACTTACCATACGAGGCTTCATCATTTATATTTATCCCATAAGCAGCGGCGGCTTGTTTTGGTATAATAGTGTCACCAACTTTAATATCAAAGTCTTTATAATAACATTCCATACTCACCTTATATTTATCAGAAGCTACATCTTCATAAAGATCTTTAAATCTATCTCGATACATAATACATCCTATATGGATATGCATGTCTTTTTTATCTAAACAGGCAACTTCATTAGAGGCCAATTCTTGTAAATCCAAAGGTTTATGATCTTTATCAACAAAAGCTGATGAATAAATATGACCTATGATCTCATCTTCTATATGTTCAACATCTATTGCTTTATTATTAACAGTATCAGCAGCTGCCAATAATTCAGAACCTAAGAAATGTGCAGAATTTAGATTAGTACCAGTAGAAACTAGTACCGCTGAAAAATAACCAAGATCCATTTGTTTTTCAGAATTTAAAGGCAAGTCAATGACTGCTGCTACTTCTTTTTTAAGTTCTGGTGTTTCTTGTTCTATTTTTACAGTACTTGCTGTTAAATAGAATTTATGTTTATTATCTTCCATTATGCCTCCAAAGACTTTCCTATTTTTTTACATTTAAATCCCTTGTGATGGTTTCTTCTTCCATAAGCCACCATACGTAACCCACCATCATTTAGATTATAATCTCTGCTAAAAGCACTTAAATTTTTTATTATTTTAATTCTACCATCTGGAAATGTAATTTCCCAGTACTCACTCTTAGATTCAGCTACCGCTTTTACATGATCTTTAGATTTTTTCTTACCTTTACGCATCTTTGATAATTTAACTTTCGTCTCTTCGCTTACCAAAATACCCTTTCTAGAATTTGATATTTTCAACATAGCTTCTTTAGTATGCTTTCTACCAACCGAACCCTCACCACCTAAAGTCATGTTATAACCATTTTTAAAAGAATCGTATTGTTTAATGTAATGGAACTCCATGTCATCAAGTTCTTTTTTTGAATCGCAATTTTCAATTACTTCCCATTTAAAACTATCTTTTCCGTACTTCTTCAATGCTCTATGAAAATACATGGTTGGTTTTTCTTCATTAGATTTAGAAAAATGTTTAAGTTTTCTTTTATGAAAATCACAAACTGTTTGTCCAATATATACTTTGCCATTAACTTTATTAGTTGCTTTATAAATTACACCATCTATTTTATAATCATTTTCTAATTGTTTATAGTACTTTGGCCTATTCCTACTATCTTCTACCGAACATGTTGGACATCTATGACCATTTCTCCAAGATTTCCAAATCATACTATTATTATGACCTCTTGGACAAATATATTTTAATTTAGTTTTACTATTTTTATATTCAGTAGATATTAATTTATATCCACAATCAGCAAAAGACTTATTAATAGTATGTATAGATGGTCTCAAAAATTTTGGGTCATTATGTGCTTTTTTACCTTGTTGCCAAGATTGCCAAGTGGTTTCAAATTCTTCACCTTCTGGTGATAAATATTTAAGAGGTTGTCTATTTCCTTTATAATCTAAACTCAATAAAATGCAACCTTCTTTTTCAAACTGCTCTTTTACAAAACCATATGTTAATTTTTTAGGCATTAGTTTTTCCTGTTACTTTAACACCGTATCTATTTTTCATAATCGTCTGATACCAGGCTTTATGCCAAGTTCTATTTGTATTTGCCCGCGAGTTACAACTTCTACATACGGTTATTAAATTAGATGGGTGACAGTTTTGTTTATTGTAATCAATGTGATGAATTGTAAAATCGTTTGGATTTTTTGAAGTACAATATGGATTTAAACATCTATTTCCGTCACGTTCACGGATGTCTTGTTTGTATTCTTGATCTTTCCAAATTTCACAATAAGGACCGTTAGCCACACCACCACACCAATTATGATGTTTTTCACCCATTCTATTTATAGATAAATTTATTTTATTACATTCCGGACACCTTTTTCCAGATTTCCAATTATGCCATTTAACTTGGTAAATGTGCCCTTTAGGACACTTAACTTTTAGATAAGCATGTGCATTGATATATTTATTAGATAGTAAAATATAGTTTTCTTTTAACAACTCATTACGTATATAATCAATATTAATATCTATTTTACCATTACAATAAGGACACCTATAACCTTGTTGCCAATTACGCCAAGTAATAGAATGTTTATGACCTTCTGGACATCTGTAATATAATATAGTCATATTATTTTTGTATTAGCCAGTTAAAAGAACGTAACCCTCTTTTTCAAAGCTCTCTCTAACAAAATCTATAGTAAGTTTTACATTATTAGCGCATTTAGTACAACGTCTACCTTGTTTCCAATTATCCCAAGTAATAGCACCTTTATGACCTATTGGACAAATATATCTTAACTTAGTCTTGTTACCAACATACGAATTTGACAACAGAATGTAACCCTCACTCTCAAAAGATTTCCTAACAAACTCTATTGTTAGTTTAGCGTTACCAGCACAATAAGGACAACGTTTACCTGTTTGCCATTTATTCCAAGTAATACTATGTTCATGACCATTAGGACACATGTAGTCCAACTTGGTATGATTATTTTTATACTCTTTACTAAGTAAGATGTAATCTTCTTTTTCAAATTCAGTTTTTACAAATTCATATGTTAATCTTTTAGACATCTAATCTTTCCTTTAAAACTGTTTCAACAAAATTAATATAATCTTCTCCACTTAAGACTTCCTTGGCTCCTGCCAAAAAAGCTTCACATTCTAATTTAGTCATATTTTTAATTTTGTCAATAGAAGCCGCTTTTTTATTTGTTTTAGTAGGTTTTGTACCAGGCTGATTAGCTGGATCTGTGTTTGTAGTTTTCTGCTTAGTTTGGCCTTTTGGCCTGCCGTTAGATGGGGTCCCTGTAGGTGCATTTTGTGTATCTTGAACTCCTGATGGATTAGCAGCCTTTTGAAACGGAGATCCAATTATACCGAAGGTACCATCCTCTACAAGAGACAGTTCTTCTTGCATATTACGTAATTCATTGGCATAATCAAAGCCTAATGCCTCCAAAGCTGTCCTATAACTAAGCATACGACGATCCACCAACTGAGCTAGCGTATTCATATAAAGAATTGTATCTTTAAGAACACCCTCATCCCATCTCACCTTGGGGAAACGGTCAAACCCCATTGCTTCTGCTATTTGTCTGTATTCTCTGTATATCCAATTTTCAACTTGTCTACGAGCATAATTTACCTCTTCCATTATGCCCTTAGTCAAAAGTCCAACTTCGGCGGTATTTATATCCCCACTGCCGTCAATAATTGCTCTAGTAACAGCAAGACCTGCTGTCATATCATCATTAACTTGGCCGTATTTTTCTTTACCTAAAATAGACTCGATCTCTGGAGAAACTATCTTTTGAATATCCATAGTATGGTTCCATACTACGTCAAATCCCTTACTTGGGGTATTGAACAACTGAGAAACAGTCTCTAGCTCAGCTTGAGACGTAACTGGGTACTCATCATTACCAACCGTAATCTTTAATATATAATTAGAAATACCATCCAAAGTACTTATATCAGCATCCTTCAATTTCTGCTGATAATTTATTGTTTCAAATAAACGAGTACTTCTTGGCTTAGCATACCTCTCATAAGGCTGTTTTCTATAAGTTACAGATCCAACTAAACGAGAATCTAGTTGAAATTCTCCACCTGACTCTGCGGCCTTCTTCATCTCGTTAGGTAAAGCTTTTATTAAAGCTCTTTCGTCCTCTGTCAATTCAGAAGTATTCTTCTTAAGAAGCTCGCCTAATTCTGGAGGAGGAGTTAGTTTTACAGAAATAGTATCAAATAGTAAATTACCTTCTATATTAACTGTTTGAGGATTGAGGACTGTATAAGATACAGGTAGATGCCCTTTAGACCAAATACTCTTTTTAGCAGCTCTTTCATAGGCTAACAATTCTACACCAGATATTCCGGCAGCTTTAGCTTTATTAACAAGACTACTATATTCTTTTTCTACGTCTTCTTGATACGAAGCATGTAGTTTATTTATACGTTCTAATTCACCTTTTGATGTTTTTGTTTTGATACTTGTTCCAGGAGCTGGAGATAATGTAGATACTCTAGGTTCATATTTAGCCAAAACTTTGTAAGTAGTAACATGACCAATTTTAAAAAAATCTAAAAATATCCATTCAAGCACCTGATCAAAATTAACATCAAACGCCCATACGTCAAAAAATTGCTTTATATTTTCATCATCAATGTCATTCTCAAAACCCTTCATAGCCAAAGATGCTAATACATTGGTAACAGATCCAAGTAGAGGGTTAGTATAATATAACCTATCAGCTTCCTTAAATAAATCTAAAGAATCAGTTTCATAAGGTGATTTAGATAGACCTAAATCCAAGTCTCCTCTAGAAATAGCATCCCTATTAATTGTAGCCGCACTACTCTTATAGATATGAGGATTAATCGCTGCGCCAGGTTTATCTAAAAAAGCTAAATTTTGTTTAGTAGGTGTTAGATAAAGTGTAGACGTACCTCTATCTTCATTAATCTCAATAGAATTAATACCAGCATTGGGATACTTGGTTTTAAGATCAGCAGTAAGTTTATTTATGTCAATTTGATCAGTTGTCATTAATATCCTTTATTAAGTTAATACAGTACCACTAGTACCACTAACTGTAGTAGGATCAGTAGTAACAAGTTTGTATTTGTTAGTATCTTTGCGACCAATTAAATCATCAATAGTATAACTTACAGCAGCCCTACGTTTTGTGTAATCAACACCACTAGCTACTGGAGTTTTCCACCAAGGTTCATTCATGAAATCTGAATAATTTTCATTATTTTGATACGCTGACATAGTTATACGTTCTCCTTGAGTTTTTAATATAAGATAGGGGTAAACGAATTGTCAGCAGTAACTTAATTTCAACCACAACTCTTTAAACCCCATACCAACAATATTACTTATATAATAAGGGAGGTTAGTTTATTATTTCTTTTTAATTCTCTTTTTTAATATAGCAGACCCTAAAATATTATTAGTACTATTAAAATCAGTAACTAATGAATTAGATGTTTGTACAGCTGCTGAAAAAGGATTAAAATTTGCACCACTACCATTACGTAATCTAACCATTCCAGACCCATGATGTAGTATAGGTTTGTCATCTTCTTCTAACTCTTTTTCAAATGTACGGGCACCATGTGCTGCCAAAATTAATGCTGAATATAAATCTTTATGCATGGTTTTTGATGGAGTATCAAAATGCAATATACCAGTGGTTGTTTGTGTAACTACTATACTTAATAATTGTGATTTAAGTGTATGTATACAATCATAAGCTTTGGATACTACATCTGAAGCGCCAACAGGTAATTCTGGAAAAAGTAAATGCTTAGATTCAAATAATGACTTAGTCGTAAAATTAGCATCTGAAATCCAAGCAGGATTAAAATTTACCATTTCTAAAATATGACGACCGTCTTTAAAATCATTATCTGGATTAGATCTATCAAGAATTAGTTCTTTATTATCATAACCATCCTCCAATAAATCCATTATAGCTTTACCTCCGCCACCTTTATCCATGTAAATACGAATTATATTGTATTGCTCACACAAGGATTGTACAGATCTTGTCAAAGCTTGTGTTGTTTGTTTCTTTAATTCAAGTACATTAACTATCTTGTGCTCATTACCAAGCTCTAAAATTACAACACCGCAACTATCAGCACCGCCTTGATTAGGATCTACTCCCATTATAAAATTACCAGCCCCTCCAGTAAGATTTAAATCAAAACCAGAACCTAAAGTACAATCCTCCAATAAAGATGCTTTAAAAAAACCTTCCGAATCATCAACCATAGCTCCTTCATATTCCATCCTAAATTCACTATGGGACATTATACGTTTGGCTTCATTAATATTATTCATATCAAGGAACCCTCTAGGTAAATCCCAATACGGTACTTGCCATACTGAATAATCACAGTCTTTACCTTCCTTTTCAGCAGCCCCCATCATCTTCCAATGGTCTCTCATACGCCGCCACATATGATTAAACTTATAGTAACCAGATGATGTCATAACCATCTTATTTACCTTTTCTTCAGCAAAATCATCTTCAGTAGCAAGACCTGCCTCGATTAACCTTTTTTGTTCTTCTAATCTACGAACACGTTCCATAGGAGCTAAAGATGTAGCGCCCATAGGCCTCAAAACCATATCAAGAATCTGATCTGGTACTTGTGCAAGCTCATCTACCAAAATAACATAAAAACGAGAACCACGAATTTTACTATTATGGCTAAAAAATCCATTAGCACAATACTCATTTCCATCTGGGACATGTATATCATAAGTAACGGCTTCGCCTTCGCCAATAGAAACTATCTCATCATAATAGATATCTGGGTTATTTAATACTTCAATTGAGGACAGTCTACCATCATTTATATGCCCATACGTTTTAAGAAAACAGTCTACTAAATAAGGAGTGATATATTTTTTATTTTTGATAACTGAAGCTCTACAATACCTCGACTCCTTAGTACCACAACCTTTCTTAATTCTATTATTAGTACTTATGTCTACCATGATATCCTTTATTACTGGGATATCTTCATAAGAAAACCACTTAGTTTTAGCTTCAATAGAAGTTTTTAAAATAGAATCTTTACGTTTTAAACCAAACCCTATCTCATCATAAAATATTTTTACATCTTTACCAGTGATTAATAACTCATAAATAGTATTCCAATTTTCATTACGACCCCTTTCAATTTTAACCGCTACTATACCATAATGAAGTAAAATATAATGTAACTGATCTACCAGTTCTTCAGAAGTATTTGTAAAACCAATAGTTATAGAAGTACCTCCCTTAGCAGTACTTACTTGGACATGGCCGTCTGAATCATAAAGTCCGCTAATACATGCTGACATACATTCACGAGTAGCTGATAATATTTTTTTAGGAAGTTTTTTATCTTTAGTATATGTTAGTTCTATATCCCAAAAATCTAACCAATTACTTACAGAATTTTTACCCTGAACGTCATAATGTACATTATCAGATGGAGCTTGTGAAAACACTAAACCAGTGCCTATGTTTAATTTGTGTATAAGCTCTTCGTCTTCAGTAGTATATCTCAATCTATACTTATTAGTATAATTACCATCACCAAGCATCAACCCCAAAGCATAGGCCTGTTCTTTAGTTACATCAGAATTTCCTTTATGCCATCTATAAGTTCTATCTATAAGTATTCTATCACCAATCACCATTTCATCAAAACGGCACCATATAATTTTACCATTACGTACTATTTTAAATTTATGATTTGGCGTACCCTCACTCTTAAAACCTTTTTTGGTTTTTATTTTAACAGTCTTCTTTTTACCGTTACATAAAGAACGATCTGATTCTTTAAACTCACTATTTCCCCATACAACTTCTTTTCTATCTATATAATGATTTTCTTCTACATTCAAATCATGGGAATCTGAAATATAACCAAAGCCGCTGTCATATGTCAAAAACGCCGAAAGCCTTGATAGGCAGCCATCTCCGAGAGGAAGCGCTTCAATATATGATGGTGTTTTACCACCCACAGATTTAAATTTTAAAAAACAGGTGTCAGAACCACGGGTAGGGCGTTTGACGCAAGCTTCGCGAAGGATAGCTGACTGGTCGTATAACTTTTCAACTTCATGGAAGATCATTTTAGACTGTCTAAATACAGGTCCAATTAGACCAATTCTATTACCTGGATACAACAAAGCACTTAAAGCAGCTAGTACACCAAGTGCAAACGTTTTACCATACCCACGACCGCAGGTGGCAATAACATAATTTTTAAACCACATGTCTCTAAAAACCAAACGCTGGATTGGAGCAAAATCTACACCAAGTAATTCGTAAGCAGCAGTACAAGGATGTTCTCGATAAAAAGCTATCAACTCCTTACCGTTTTCAAACAACTCCTCCATATTTTTATGTTTTCTATCCATATATTATTACTTATTCCTTTTTATCAGACTCCTTCTCTGCATCATATCTATTACCAGTATACTCAGACCTCTTTTCACGCATTTCTTTTTCTTCTTCACGTAGTTTTTCCAAACGCTCCAATTGTTTACGTTTGACATCCTGATCATACGCTACAGCTAAGTCTACTATAGAAAAACCTTTCAACTCATTAGGATCTA